TGGTTACTTCACTACATCTGTTCGCAAAGGCGGTGGGTTATATAAGCGTGGCATGGTAGAGCAACCTGTGTTTAGAGGATTGCGTTTAGATATTACTACACACGAACCCCATGAGTCATGCAATTACGAGGTTATCTCTAGAGTAGTTGATAGGAAGAAAGCCAAGCATGTGTTAGCTGAGTTCGAGAGACCATTCACAATCGCTGAGGCTATGCTTAAAGGCTATTCATTAGAGACATTCTTTGCTGATGTTCATACCATGCGTGTGGCAGTTGATGATGCAAATAACGGTGAGACTAACATATATTTGGATAGAGACAAATACAAGGAAACTGGCATCAAGCTACTCAATACTGACGAAGTTGGCGGTGCTATGTTGCTGATGATACATAAGGACTACAGTCTAGTGAACAGGGCACAGCGTTATATGAATACTAATGTGCTTGACTCATGGCAGAGGAATTATGGCGAACCTATAGATTACTTTACTCGCATGAAGAAAACTGTGCATCGTGAGATATATAAAGAATGTAATGCTTTGAAAGAGCGGGTTCACAAACATGGAGACCATATCCCTACATCGACATGGGATGTTGAGGTTAAGTTAAACGGCAATACTGTTAAACCATATTAAGAAAGGAATAAAAATGCAATCGTATATCTATGAAAGTATGTGGACACAGGACTTGGAGGATGCAGTTGAAGCAAGTATCACCAAGCCCCTAGTGTTAGAGATGTTTTACAAGTATGGACTGAAGGTTATATCGTGGAAAAAAGGAATGAAGTATGACTATGAAAACCATACATATAAACATGTTGATGATAAAGAATGTTTTATCCTAAGTCTCAATGGTATGCCAGCGTGTAGCGTAATGGCAGAGGCAATCATAGACAAGGATAACAACCCCAAGACAGAATATTCAATCTACGCTAAAACCATTAGCAAGGATAGAGGTAGAGACGAAGCTGACAGACATACACTACGCTCGGTTAAGTTGTCTCAGTTAATAAAGACTCTAGAGAAGCGTAAGGTAGTGGATGAGTTTGATAAACCTGTCAGTTTGACAGTGAGGTCATTACTACATACTACGTCTCGCAATATGGAGGTAAAGGCTGATATAAAAGGTATTACTTCTAGTGGTAGTGAAGCTGAGGCAATTCATGCCTTACTAAAAGTATTTTATGGCGAGATGCAGAAAGATAACCTATCATCTGATAATGTAACTAATGGTAAATTATTACTTGACAATCTAAATAAATTGGATGAGAATAATAAGACGCACATAGCAGAACTATCTCGCATATATAGTGACTTCTACTTGTTATATACGGACTTATCAGATGGGTATGTAGTGACTAGAATAAGGGTTACTTTAGGTAACGACACTAGAGATATTATTTCTAGAGATAGTGACATCGAGGAAGTAACAGCTACCCAGCGTGTGCTTAAGTTAGAAGACCACCCCGACTTTGCAAACTTTGGTGGCACGATGACTATGTTTAAGGTATGGCTAGAAGACCAAACTAATAATAAGGGGTGGTCAATAGTTAAAGATATGTTCCCCGAACGAGATGTCTATTGGAAAGAGTTTAACATTACTTCTTACTATAGAGATATTAACTCACAACATGATGGAGTTTACTTATGCGTTCCGATGAATTAAAAGAAGTAAGAATAGATGAAGCTAAAGAATTAGATACAGATATTTTTCTAAGAAACTTTATACGGCAACAGGCTATGAACAATGCAATACATATACTTGACGCAAAAGGTATTAATATAACAAGTGACAAGGCGGTGTATTTATATATAGTAAATAAAATAGACGAGGCATTTCAAAATGAAGCCGAAGCCTATGAACCTAAGCTACTCAAGAAAGGTATTAGGTATATAGACTTCAAAACGTTAGTGCCGTTAGCACACCCTACACTAGCTAACTTCTATAGAGTGCCAATTAAAATTACCAAGACACAATATAGAGTATATATAGATAAAGGATGTGTTAGGATATTTACCCAAGCTACTGTGCCACCATATCTATTAAGCAAAATTACAATGGCTAAGGCGGCTAGTGACAATACTACTAAAGATAATGACTTGTATGAGTATGACTTGTTCATGACCAAAGATAAGAATGGTATGGCTGACGTTGCATGGCAAGCATCCGAGTCAATGTTTACGATAGTCTTACATGAAACAGAACTTAAAGAACTCCAGGGAGATAAGCTATGACACCCGAAGCAAAGGTTAAGGCAAAGGTTAAGAAAGTATTAGACAAGTTGAACTGCTATTACTTCTTTCCCGCAACAGGTGGCTATGGTAGGAGTGGTGTGCCCGATGTAGTCGTATGCTTTCAAGGGCATTTTATTGGAATAGAGTGTAAGGCTGGCAAAGGTAAGCTGACCGCACTACAGGAAAATGAGTTAAAGAAAATCCAATTCAACGAGGGCAGTACGGCTGTCATCAATGAGGATAATATTGACTCATTGGAAGAGTGGTTATGGAATGAAGTACAGTCACAATAAAGATATTAACTCTATGGTTAAAGAGTTGCTTAGAAGTGGGTGGGTTACTATCCGTAAAAACAAGCACGTTAAACTACAATCCCCAACAGGGAGAACATTGACCGTGCCATCCACACCAAGTGATGTAAGAGCAGTGTTAAATTTTAGAGCCGACATTAAAAGAATGGAACTGGTATCAACAGGAGAACGAACATGATTGAAATTGCATTAGCTGGAACGGTAATATTACTAATAGGTATTGTTTTTATTCTATTTAGAACTGGATGGGATATGCACCGCAAAATTGATAAGCTAGAAAGTTTTACCAATGTAGTTATGGAGTTTTCAAGAGAACTTGGTGGGCTATCTAGAGAAGAAACTAACAAGAAGTTTGACCAATTTATTGATAAGAAACGTCGTGAACAAAAGGAGAAGTATCGTGAGTGATTTTTATGGCGCAATATCGTTTACCCCTACAAATAAACAAGTTAAAGATAGAGAAAGAAAACTAAAAGAAGCAATTGAGTACTTAGGTGATAGGTATCGTTTAGCTAAACCTGTGGAGAAACTAGATGGAGGGGTAGCATGCAAGTAGCACCATCAATCGAGGGCGAAAACAACCGTGTACGGATATTAGATTACATGACAGATAAAAAAGTAACTAGCGGGGAACTGCAAGATGCTTTAAATTTATCCAAATGTCAAGTAGACCACTTTATAAGAACACTACGTAACTCTAGACATATCTACAGAGAACGTTTAACTGGATGCTCATATGTGTATGGACGGACAAGCGCGGTGTATAAGCCAAAAGACTATTCTAAGTTTTTAGAGGTCAAGGAAGTAGAGGAGGAATTGGATATAGAAGATATGGTAGAACTTAAACCTACAATACCACATGCACGTATCGTTAGATTATTAAAAAACCCACTAGACCCAGCACCAAGACGTAAAGGTGGACATATGTTTAGTGGTATACAAAGTGGAATGGGGATGTTTGATGGGTACTAAATGGAAAGCTGGCGCAGTATATGAAAAATTTATTGATGGAAGGATGAGAATCGTGGGAAGCGGAGCAGATAGGGAGTTGGATTTTTGCACTAAATGTGGAGAGACATTTGATTTGCTAATAGGGCATGAATGCTACTTAACTCCAAAAGGATGGGTACCATCGACAGCTTTAGACAAACAAGAGGGTGGCAATCACTACAAGGACATGAAGATACAGCCTGTAGAATTTATCACAGCAAACAACCTAGGGTTTCTAGAGGGCAACGTGGTGAAGTATATCTGTAGGCATCATGCTAAGAACGGTGCTGAGGATATTAAGAAGGCAATTCACTATTGTGAGTTGTTATTGCAGACTAAGTATGGGGAGAAGTAATGACTAAAGATGAAGCACTTAACGCTTGCAAAGAAGCACTAGAACAACCAGCGCAAGAACCTGTGTATCAAGTAGGGGAAATAGTAAACCCTTATGAAAGTAATATAAAAATTAAACAGTCAGCACAAGAACCTGTGGCGTGGTTATATAAAAGAGAAAATAGCAGTGGGGGATGGTATGTTGTTACAAATTATGAAAAAGAACATGATAACGGCACTAGAAATATTCAGTGTTATGACATTCCACTCTACACCCACCCTACACCATCATGGCAAGGATTAAGTGATAATGAGTTATCAGAGTTATTTGCTAAATGTGGATGGGTTGAAGAAGGCGATAATTTGCGTGAATTAGGATTTTATAAACACGCAAGGATGATTCAACAAGCATTAAAGGAAAAGAATTATGAATAAAGACGAAGCATTGAAGATGGCGATTGACGATTTAGAGTTATGCAATGGTGCAGAAACAGTTGAAGGTATAATTATTTATACCCATGAAACAATCCAAGCCTGTAAAGAAGCATTAGAACAGCCAGCGCAAGAACCTGTAACGTTATTAGAAGCATTGTCAGATTTAGAACATCAACAATGGATGAAGTGGGCGCAATCTATTATTGATAGTGAACCTATTAGCGAAGCAAGAAAGCAACGTTGGGCTACGATGATGGTTAATTACAAAGACTTGCCTGACAATATCCAAGAATACGATAGAGAATGGGCTAGAAAAGTATTAGCTATCACCCACCCTGCACCATCATGGCAAGGATTAAGTGATGATGAAGTTGCAAGGATTATATTAATAAATGAAGTGGATAAGTCAGGTGATGTTGGTTTTTATAATTTGATTGAACAAGCATTAAGGAATAAAAATGTGGGTGCTTCTTGATGACGAGGGTGAGCCGATACGGTATTACACCTATCAGGCAAAGCACACAGTAGAAGTAGTAGAGAAGAAGTTATCGTATATGGAACTATTAAATCAACTAGGAGAATGTTTATTATGAGTGAACCACAAGGCGCGGGTGTACCGTTGACTGATGCGCAGTTAAGAGAAGCGTTAACCAAGATGCACGTAGGGTTAGTAACAATGCAAGAACGGTTAGATGACCATGAGAAAGTGTTAGAGAAATTATTGCTTGTCATGCAAGAACTGACCGCTGGGCAAGTACCGAATGGATTTAGACAACCAAGCAGTAAACACTAGCCAATGGGGGAAAGCGCACGATATATTGTGCTCACTTTATTATCATGATTACGTTAGTACCCCACCCTTTATGGAGAATACAATGAAAGACCCTAGATTTAATTTACAGAAATGGATGTGGTGGACTAAAGGGGAATGTGTCGTTGAAGTATTAAAAACAGGACACTATCCGACCACTGCTATGGTAAGACTACCCAATGATAAAGAAACCGAAATTGAAATAGCCGAGTTAGAGTATGATAATAATTGAAAAGGTAGTTGAATATATGCTATGTTATTTTTTATCTTTCTTCTTAGGCTTTCTAACGTGTATGTTATGTACTATGTATGTGGTATATATGTATGGACAGAAGCTAAAGACTAGGACGGTTATGGCGGTACGGGCTAAACACGCTCGGAGGGATAGACGATGAGTTGGAACTATAGGGTAATGGAATTTGAAGATATTGATGAGGGAAAGTACTATGAAATCAAAGAGGTGTATTACAATCGTGATGGCACACTTATGGGTTATTGTGACGCTAGTGTCAGTGGCGGGTCTTTTGGTGACATTATTAGTACCTTAGACATGATGAAAACCGATGCACATAAATCGGTGCTAAAGCCTAGTGACTTTGAAACATCCGCCAAAACATCCGCCAAAATGGAGCAAACATTTGAAACATCCGCCAAAACATCCGCCAAAATGGAGCAAACAGAGGAGAAAAATGATGGCATATTATAAAGTACTAATTAAAGAAGAGTTTGTATACGAGGTGTTAGTCAGTGCTGATACGGCTGAAAACGCTAAAGACTTAAGCAATCAATATGAATGGGGTGAACCTATAAGTATAGAAGCTCATACCTACGACGTAATAGAACTAACGGAGAAGAAATACGATAACCGTGAAGTTAATTTTGATGATGTCCCTGATTGGGGCGATGAAACTTCAGAAAAAAGACAAGATATTGTCGGACAGAACGGTAACGTAGGATATGGGGAAGAATAGTAATGGCTGATGAAGCAGATTTAGCGCAATCGCATTTAGAAGCGGAGGATATAATCCGTAGGAAGTACACGAAGAAGCCAGCATTGGAAGCTGAACCAACAGGCGAGTGCTTAAACTGCTACGAACCCGTGTCTATTGGCATGAGGTGGTGTGATAAAGACTGCCAAGATGATTGGCAGAAACGGAGAAGGTAAAATGAAAGATAGAGTCGAAGGGTTTTTAAAGGTAGCTAGGCAACGTGTTAAAGAAGACACTGATAACATAAGAGAATTTAATGACTTATGTGGTAGCTTAACAAGCTTAATTAAAGATAAAGAACTACAAGATTATTTACTTGTAGAGTACATGAAAATTACTGATGAAGCTGAGATACAAAAGTGGGATGAGGATTTCTTAAGGGTTATTGCTAACGATGAACCGACACCAAAAGCTTTAACTACAGGACTAGGTTCAAACGCATTATGGTCATCATCAAATCAAAGCACAGCTTCACCAAACACAATGCTAACATCGGCATCTATGCATCAAGCGGCGCGTGATATTTTAAAATCTCAAATAGACGCAGAGTTTAAGAAAGACTACGCAAAAATTCAAATGAAGGATAGGTACAAAACACCATGAACATTGTCACGTTAGACTTTGAGACATACTATGCTCAAGACTTCTCACTAACGAAACTAACTACTGAAGAATATATCAGAAGCCCCCAATTCCAAGTTATCGGAGTGGGGGTTAAAGTTAACGATGATGAGACAGTATGGGTAGCTGGTGACAAGGTAGCTGAACACCTAAAACAAATACATTGGGAAGACTCACTACTCCTATGTCATAACACATTGTTTGATGGTGCTATCCTTGCATGGCGGTATGGTGCAAAGCCCGCTGGGTTTCTAGATACATTGTGTATGGCACGTGCTATTCACGGTGTTGATGCAGGTGGGTCGTTGAAGGTCTTGGCTGAACGCTATCAAATCGGTGTCAAGGGTGAGGAAGTTATTGAGGCTAAAGGTAAACGCTTAGAAAACTTTGCCTCCACCGACCTAGCACGCTATGGTGAGTATTGTAGGAATGACGTTGAACTTACCCATCGTTTGTTTAATATTCTATCGACAGACTTTCCTAAACAAGAACTACACTTAATAGACATGACACTACAGATGTTTATCTATCCTAAACTTGAGGTTGACGATGCGTTATTGGTTGACCGCTTGGAAGAGATTAAGGTGGAAAAGCAAGCGTTACTAGGTAGCCTAATGGAAGAATTGAATTGCGAGGATGAAGAAGCTGTACGCAAAATCCTAGCGAGTAATAAACAGTTTGCCGCCTTACTAGAGAAGCGTGGTATTAAAGTACCGATGAAAGAAAGCCCAACTACAGGAAAGGATACCTATGCACTTGCCAAGAACGACGAGGGTTTCATTGCGCTCACGGAACATGAAGACCCATTTATCCAGCAACTATGCGCTGTTAGACTCGGAACTAAGTCAACTATTGAGGAGTCACGGGTTGAGCGGTTCATTCAGATTGGTGGTAGGAATAAAGGGCGGTTACCTATCCCTCTCAAATATTATGGCGCACACACAGGTAGGTGGGCGGGTAGTGATAAAGTCAACTTCCAGAACTTACCATCGCGTGATAAGAAAAAGAAAGCCCTTAAAAACGCGGTTATTGCGCCAGCGGGGAAAGTTATTATCAACTGTGATTCCTCACAAATCGAGGCACGCGTACTCGTGTGGTGGGCTGGACAACATGACGTTGTAAAACAGTTTGCCGATGGCGAGGATGTATATAGTGTGTTTGCAGCTAAAGTCTACGACCGCCCCATATCTAAGAAAGACCCTGTTGAAAGGTTCGTTGGTAAGACTTGCGTACTAGGATTGGGTTACGGCACAGGCTGGGCGAAGCTACAACATACTCTAAAGACTTCACCCCCAGGCGCAGTATTGACTGATGATGAGTGTAAAAATTTAGTTAATGTATATCGTGAGATTAATAATAAGGTGATTGACCTATGGCGTGAGTGCGATGATGCTTTATCAGACATGGCAGACTGGCCTTTAACTCCTAATGATACCCCAAAACCTAACTACTACTTAGGTAGGAACAAATGCGTATTGGTAACACCGAGAGGACTTAAGTTACCTAATGGATTATACATCACTTACCCCCAGCTTAAATGGGATACTAGCGAGGCCAAGAGTAAATATACTTATAAATCACGCAAAGGTTTAGTATCTATCTGGGGTGGGTCAGTAGTTGAGAATGTGGTTCAAGCCCTAGCCCGTATCATTGTGGGTGAGCAGATGTTATCCATTAGCGAGATGTATCCAGTGGTCTTAACTGTGCATGATGCGGCGGTATGTTTAGCTGATGAGGATAAAGTTGATGAAGCTATGTCGTTTATAACTGGTCTCATGAGTCAACCGCCATCGTGGGGAAAAGACTTACCTATTGCATGCGAAGCTGGATATGGTGTAAGCTATGGTGAATGTTAACATTATTAGAAGATACCTATGACAAATTTTACTTGGTCTTACTCATCCCTTAAAGAATATCTAAACTGCCCTAAACAGTATCAAGAGATTCGTGTATTAAAACGGTTTACTAAATCAGACACATCACAGACTATCTATGGTAAAGAAGTACATCTAGCATTAGAAGAGTATGTACGTGACGGTAAACCACTAGCTAAAAACTATGAGATGTTTAAAGAGGTAGTAGATTCACTCATTGCTATTAAAGGTGAGAAGTTATGTGAGTATGAGATGGCAGTTGATAGGAATAGACAGCCATGTGAGTTTGATGATGAGAATAGATGGGTTCGTGGTATTGCCGACTTGGTAATTATTGATGATGATACTGCATATGTTATTGACTATAAAACAGGTAGTGATAAGTATGCCGACCCTAAACAATTACGTCTTATGTCATTGATGATATTTGCACATTTTCCCGATGTACAAAAGGTTAAAGGTGGGCTATTATTCGTATTAAAGAATAGTTTTGTTCAAGAAGAATATACAAGAGAAGATATTGATAAATCTTGGATGCACTTCACACCATCACTAGAACGCTTAAAAAACTCATATGACATGGATACATGGGTCGCTAACCCAACACCTTTATGTAGGTACTGTCCTGTTAGTGAATGTGATTTTCATAAAGGATAAATAATGCATATATGCCCTACTTGCTCTGTTGAGTTTAAACCAATTAATGGAAATCAAAAATACTGTTCTAAAAACTGTAAGCGAAAATACTATCGGGAGTTTGGGGCTGAGACTACTGAAAGACAATATGCACTAATAAGCGGTAATTGGGAAAAATATTTTAGTAGACTATGTATGAAGGCTTTTAGAAAACAAAATTTAACTAAAGCTGAATGTATAGAATTACTAAAGAAACAAAATTATAAATGTGCTTTATCTGGAGTAGAATTATCTTGTACTTTAGAAAAGGGCAAAGTATGTAGAACAAATGCAAGTATAGATAGAATAGACCCTAAAGGTGAGTACACTATAGATAATATACAACTTGTTTGTGTAGCATTAAATAAACTTAGGGTTGACATGTCTATAGATGAATTTAAAGACTGGTGCAGAAAGGTAACAAATTATGCCATATACTAAATCCCCTCGTCCATATAAACACGAGTATGAAATGGAGAAAGCCCGTGGGGAGCATGAACGCCGCATGGAAAGACAACGTGCCCGTCGTGCAATTGATAAACGTGATACAGGTACTGTCACTAAAGAATCTCCTAAGCGTAAAGGTAAAGATGTGGCCCACGTAGTAGCGCTAGATAAAGGTGGTAGTAACAAAGATGGTTTACGTATTGAATCTGCTGCAAAGAATAGGTCATTTAAACGTGACTCTAAAGGCAATTTAGTTTCAGAAACAAGTAAAAAAGAACGCAAAAAGTAACTTGACATTTAGTTTAGGTTAGTTTAATATAGCCCTCACAAAGGGCTTTTAGTTTATCTAGTTAGGGTTAGTATGGAAATAGTAGACAATACCGTAGTAAAAATTACTGTGCCTCGGCATATGGTTTCCCATATCACTGATAATATAGAAAAAAGTGAAGTGATAGAGTGGCGGGGAGACATTGCTGAGATGGCAGTATATTGGGGGCTAGAAGAAGTCTCCATGCTAAACCAACTAATATCATTTAGGGATAACATTCCCTCGCCTATGGTTAGAGACTATAAATGGCCTGGTCTTTACACCCCGTTTGAACACCAAGTAACAACCGCAGAGTTTCTATCTACTCGCCGCCGTGCATTTTGTTTTAACGAAGCTGGTACAGGTAAGACCTCATCAGTGATATGGGCGGCTGACTACTTAATGACTCATAGTGATGTGAAGCGTGTGTTAATTATATGTCCTCTATCAATCATGGATTCAGCGTGGAAGGCTGACGTATTTAACACAGCGATGCACAGGAGCGTAGCTATCGCACATGGTACGGCAGACAAGCGTGAGAAAATCATTAATGGCGAGTACGAGTTTGTCATTATTAATTACGATGGGGTAGGTATCGTTAGAGATGCTATTAAGAATGCCCCATTTGATTTAGTGGTAATTGACGAAGCTAATGCGTATAAAAATGTATCAACTTCTAGATGGAAGACGTTAGCTAAGATACTACAACCTTCAACCCGCCTTTGGATGCTAACTGGAACACCAGCGTCACAGTCACCTATAGATGCGTATGGTCTCGCTAGATTAGTTAATCCAGGAAATGTACCAAAGTTTCAAAACGCATGGCGTGATAGAGTAATGAACCAGCTATCTAGGTTTAAGTGGGTTCCAAAGTCTACGTCTAAACATGATGTATTTAAAGCATTACAACCAGCAATTAGATTCGCTAAAGATGACTGCCTAGACTTACCAGAAGTAATGTATCAAACAAGAGATATTCCACTCACGCCACAAGCAGCTAGGTACTATAAAGGACTTAAAGAAAACATGCTTATTGAGGCGGCAGGGGAACAAGTTACTGCGGTTAATGCGGCGGCTAATCTTAATAAACTACTACAAATATCGGGAGGTGCTATATACACAGACTCAAAAGAAATTGTTGAATTTGATATATCGCCAAGATTTTCAGCACTACAAGAAGTCATTGACGAAACAGAACATAAAGTCATTATCTTTGTGCCTTATAGACATACCATACAGATGGTAGCGGAGTATTTAGATAAGCATAATATCAGCAATAGTATTATTAATGGAGATGTGTCAGCTACAGATAGAGCAACAATTATCCGTAGGTTTCAGACAGAGAAAGACCCTCATATTTTAGTTATCCAACCCCAATCTGCATCTCACGGGGTAACGCTAACTGCGGCAAATACGGTGGTCTTTTGGTCTCCAGTAATGAGCGTCGAAACATATTTACAGTGTATTGCCCGTATTGATAGGTTTGGGCAGAAAAACAAAATGACTGTTGTGCACTTGCAGGGGTCAGATGTTGAGCGTAAAATGTATAAGATGTTACAAGGCAAAGTCACCTTGCACAATGGGCTTGTTGACTTATATCGTGATGAGTTAGAAACTTAGTTAAGGAGCAGTAAAATGTCAGTAGATA